AAGATTAAGATGATTAATCAAGAGAATAGTATAGTGCAGAACTTTAAACAAGTCAGCACGAGGTGTTCCTTTAGTATCATAACGATCAATGTACTTGGTTACATTACCAGCACAAAAACCTTCACGACGATTGTGTTTAATCTTATCCAAAGTTTGTTCAGTACCACCACCAGTTCTATCAACATAATGTTGACTATAAGTACTGGAGATATACTGTTCAAGTTGCTTTAGGATTTTATCTTCATTATATTTCCAAAACCCATTTTTATTTGTGTCTTCAGGCATAGTAATCAAATCAAAAGTAGTAAGTGTTTCAGTTGTATCTGATGGACACCAGAATCCATCTGCTGTCATTTCCCAACCTTCTTTAATCATGTCCGTGTAAGTTTTTTCATCTTCAGGACCAAACATAACAAAAATTATAACTTGTCAAACAACATGATAGCACTTTGTCTAGTCAGAGTCAACCATCATGCTGAATCCTTTTCTCTTCTCAAACTTAATTGTTTGATCAAATTTTTCCAACAGGTCTTCAACTTTGTGAGAGATCACAAATGTATTTGAGTCTTTTACTACAAACTTGATAATTTTTGTAAAATAATCTGTTCCTGCTTCATCAAGTGAACTATCAAAAACTTCATCAAGTATTAGTAGATTTGTGTTGATTGAGTTTTTAACCTTGGCAACTTCTCTCCAGGTAAACAATAGTGCCAAGTCAATTCTCATTTTCTCACCTTCTGAGAATGATGAGTATGAGAAGTCTTCATAAATTGGATTTAAGGACTTCTCATTAAACTCTTCATCTAAAGTAAAGTTTACAGGGAAGTCTAAGATTTCTAAGTATTTGTTTAAGTTGCTATTAATTACTGGGAGATACTTCTTTATGATCTTAGACTTTGCCCCATCATCTTTGAGGAGTAAACTAATGAACTCGTAGTTCTGCAATTCTTCTTTTTTATTTGAAGAATCTTCTAAAATAGATTCTAGAGATTCTTTTAAAGAGTCTAACTTTTCATACTCAGTATCTGTGTCTTGATTTCTGCTGGTAAGTGTTTGAATTTCAGATTCAGTTTCTTGGATTTGTTTTCTAAGTCCAGAAATTTTAACGTTGTTAAAATTAATTTCATTTGCTAGTTGTGTAACCTCTTTAGTAAGTTGTAAGAACTCATGTTGTTTTTTCTTTTCTGCCTCAATGGATTGTTCTAGTTCTTGTTGACCTTTTTGAACTTCCTTTGATTTATCCTCAATTTGTTCAATCTTATTTAACCTAAATTCCTCCTGAATGTTTTGAGTGCATGTAGGGCAAACCCTAGTAATTTTTTGTTCTATCTTTATGTTTAGTTTTTCTAACTTCCTAAGAAGATCTTCAGAAAAAGAAACTTGTTCTAATCTTTTTGTATTTTCTTCAACTTGTAAATGAATATCTTGATTATCTTTTACCAGCGAACTTATTTCTGTATCCAAAGATACTATTTTTGTTTTTCTAGATTGTATATCTTCTGTCTTTCTTTTCCTTAACTTCTCAATAAAGTCTTGCTGTGATTCTATTTTATCTTCTACATTGTCTTTTTTATATCCAACTTCTCTAATTTGATCTTTTAATTCTTTAATTTTTATTTTTGCCACATCATTCATTGAAGAAAATACTTTAATGTCCAATAAATCTTCAACAACTTCTCTTCTATGCTGAGAAGAAAGTTGCATGAATGGAACAAAATTTGATGATCCTAAAATGATAATTTGAGTGAATGACTTGTAATTCAACTTCAATACAGATTGTTCCAACCATTTCTGTTGGTCATTAGATGAGGATGCTTGATCCAATAAAACTCCCTCTCTGTAAATCTCAAACAGAGTGGGTTTCATCCCTCTTCTAATTTTATAATTTTTTTGACTGACTGATAACTCAATCTCAACTAAACAGTCTTTTTCATTAATACTATTAATTAATTGGTTTTTATTAATCTTCCTAAAAGGTTTATTAAACAAAACAAAAGTAAGAGCATCTAGAATAGTGCTTTTGCCAGCACCATTATGCCCAACAATTAGGGTTGCTGTTTGTTGATCTAACTTAATTTCTGTCCAATAGTTTCCAGAAGAAAGAAAATTTTTATATCTCAGGTTCTGAAACTTTATCATAATCTGGAGGAACTACAATATCATCTGTGGTAATTATAGCATAGTTGTAATCCAAATGATCACAAGCCATGATTGCAACTTGAGGATTAACCTCAGTGACTTCCATTTCTGGATAATCTAACTCTTCTAACATTGAAAGATATCTTTGGGCATCATCTTCTTCTTCAAACATGAACAAGACTTTTTCGCCATTTCTATTCTCAACAGCAAATGCTCCTTCTCTATCTTCCTCTGCAACTGTTAGTATGTACATTTTACATCTGAAATGACTCTTGATAAATTGACTGTATCAATTCTTTTACTCTATTCTTATTTAACTTGATTTCAGATTCATCCACATATTTTTTAAGAAGAGAAAGAGTATCTTCTTGTTCAACCATTTCATCAGCATCAAACTGTTCATTGATCTTTACTGTCTCAATGACTTTGAGTTCTTGTGGTTGAGATTTAATTAAAAGATCAAGAAATTTATCAAACTTCTTTTGATCTGTTTTATTTTTAACTACAAGTTTTACCATGCATCCTGTATATGGAGACAGGTCTTTTTCAACTTGTTCTTCATCATAATTGCAAATCTTAAACATCTCAAATGGATTGTTTATGTATTGCAAATCATTAGTCTTTGTATCCCAAACAGAAAACCCTCTAGTATCCCCATAATCATTCCAATAAAGTTGATATGGATTACCCAGATAGTAAATCTTACCATCATCACTTCTAGTGTGATAATGTCCAGAAAAAACTTTATCAAATTTTTGGAATGCAGACTTATCTCTTCCACCTTCCTGTACATGCCCTCTATGGGCATAGAACCCTGTCAATTCCAAATGACCCATAGCTACCCTTGATGAGGTGTTTTGAATTGCTGCTAGGGTTTCTGATTCGCTATCTGGCGTAATCCAGGGAATGAATAGAACTTGCTGTTCCCCAACTTGAACATTAGTTGGTTTAGTGTATATGTTAATGGACTTATATCCATCAAGCAACAATTCAGGACTATTCAGTTTATTTGTATTCTTATAAAAGATATCATGATTACCAAGAACTAAATGGACCTTATACTTTCTCAAAGGTTCTAGAATTACCCTTTTAGTCCATTCAATACTCCAATAATCAGTTGCTCGACGATTATCAAAGATATCGCCTAAGTGAATAACTGTATTAATCTTATTCTTTTCTAAGAATGGGAAGAATACTTTATTATAAAATTTCTCAAAATAATCATGGAATACTTGACTTCCTTTTTTAAAATTATAATGAGTATCAGTTATTATTGCTACCTTCATGAAAATCTATAATTAATACCATCTTTAATATTATTCATATCTGATGAAGTATATCCTAGTTCAGATGTATCAGCAAAGAAAACTTCATCAAATCCAGACCTTTCAATGATCTTAGTTTTAATCTCAAGTTGTTTCTTTTCCTTAGCAATTCTCCTTAGGAATGCATAATAAACAATTTGTGTAAAATATGCAAATGGGTTTGTCCTTTCAACATCAAAATTGTCTATGTATTGAATGCAATTTTCAATCCCATCACAAATCATGTCGTCCTTAAACATGTAATTGACAAAGTTTGGTTTGTATGATAAGTGTGTAGCGATCTTCAAAAAGCACTCACCAAGATAGTTAGTGATCCTTGGTTTAGGAAGACCACTTTCTTTGGCAGCAATGACCTTCTTCTTATACTCAACCAGAGCAAGATGAAACTCTTTATTGCTTACATAGTGTTCTGATCTCTTTTTTCCTTTGGACATTACTGCTAACATAAAATAATTTTATAAGTGTTCAAATAGTACCATTATTATAACCTTTTGACAAGGAGTTGACAAGTTGTTTGAATGTGAGTAGGATAACTCTGTGGGGTTTCAAAAAAAGTAATACTTAACTATTTCTATAAGTCTTTTCTAGAGTCTTTCTTGCTTCATCTACTTTAGAGATGAGACCCATTTTTCTATCTATAGGCACTCTTGAAGCTGCCCTATTAAATTTATGATAGACATTAATGATGTCTTGATCACTCACCTCAGTCATGGTGATAACTTTAGACATATCAACAATATACATATCATCATCTGGAATGTTCATCCAGGGTTCTACCTTATAACCAACAATAGATCCAGTTTTAGTCATCATTGGAGTGATGATAACAGGACTGTCAAGAATCAATAGTGTTCTATCCTCTTCTTCGGAGACAGAAACTAACGAAAAGATTTCTTCACCTGATACTAGTTTAATTGCTGCATAAAATTCTTCTTCCATCATTTTTTAAAATCTATGGTAATTATTTCATAATCAAAATTTTCTTCATTGTAGATTTTTATTCTTTCAACTAAATGGTTTAGAGTATAATTTCTTTTCCCATTGTGGGTTAAATCATCTGCAATGTCATATAATGTTGCTGAAACTTTTTCTTTTCCTTTTCTTAAAACTCTTCCTATACTTTGGAGGTTTCTGATTCTGGATTTGCTTGGTGATGCAAAGACAACATTGTGTAAGTTTCTAATATTGATACCTGTACTAAAAGTGCCATAAGAAGCAACAATAATTGCATTTGTCTCTTCCTCGGTAATTTTTCTTACTAATTCTCTTTCTTCAGTATCCACTCCACCATGGATGAAAAAAACTTTTCTATTTTCACCAACATGCTTATTTATGAGTTGGTAAAGTGGGTCCCCATGAGTTGCAACTCTGTTAAAAAGAACTAAAGTGTTTCCTTTTAGATCCTTCACCAAATTTTTTATAAACTTGTTTCTTTTTGTATTGCCTATTAAAAGTTGAACTTCTTCTTCATAGTCATTGATTTTTTGAGGTTCATGCTTTAGAAGTAGAACTTTAATTTTTAATTTAGACAGATATCCTTGCTTAATTAATTCATCAGTTTTAATTAACTTGTAAGTAGGACCAAATAAACCTTCAAGAACTAGTTTATGAGTTTGAGATCCATCTAAAGTTCCAGTAAATCCAAATCTATATTTTGCATCATGAAGGTTTGACATGATGTTAATTAAAGACTTAGATTTAAATTGATGTGCTTCATCTCCAATCACAACATCAAAGTTTGAAAAATAATTTTTGTCTAATTTATAAATGGATTGCCAAGTAGATATGGTCACTGCCATAGGAGATACTCTTTCTGACCCACCATAGACTTTGTGACAGTAATCAGATGAATTCCATCCATAGTCTTCAAAGTCCTTATACATCTGCTCTACAAGGGATGTAGTAGGGACTACAAGAAGTATTTTCAATCCCTTCTCTACGAAATATCTGACTACAGAATAAATCATCAAAGATTTACCAGATGCAGTTGGAGAAAGTAATAACTTTCTTTTATACCTTAGAGCATCATAAACTCCCTGAACTTGATAATCTCTTGGTTCATGAGAGCAAATACTTTTCATGTAATCTCTAACACCTTCAAAAGAAATAGACTCATCTATTTCTCCTGGGAGACCATAGTATTTGTTCTCTGATAGTTCAAATTTATAATTATGGTTATCGCAAAAAGAAATTAATTTGTCCAAAAGACCAGCATAGATTTCGCCAGTTTGGACATTAAATAATCTGATTTTCCCATCCCAATGCTTGCTTCTAAATTGAGGCATAAACTTTGCACCAGGAACATCAAAAGTAAATTGATCACTCAATTCGTATTTGATATGTGGATCACAATCTATCTTTAAATAAATTTCATTCTTTTTTGTAATAACTAAATCTGACATTACATACCTGCCTGGAATCTCAAAAAGTCAATTGAGTTTTTAATTTGATAGGTCCTATTGGAAATCATCTTTAAGACTTCCTCAAGATATTTTAATATTGTATCATAATAATCAATCTTAAGTAAGACTTTATTTAAATGCTCATCTGCATCTAAGTATCTTGTTAAACTTTCTTTGTCTCTAATTTTGTAAGGAAAAGGTTCATCTTTATAAACTTCTGGATCTGCTTTTCCAGAATAAAAGTTAGACCTTTCTAATTTTTTAACTTTGTAACTAATTAATGCTTGCTTTCTTAAAAGTGTTACATTGTTATAGACTTCATAATATTTTGAATGTAGTAGTGGAACTTTTAAAGATTCATTGTGTAAGTCATCTATGTTGATTTCTGAATCTTCTTTCCACATCATTTGAATTTCATCAAGAGAAATCATAAAGGTGTTCCTGTTGCATCAACTATTTTGTAGTAAGTATACTTGAAATTAACCTCTGCAGTAAAATATCTAATGTCTTCTTGTGTGGCATCAAATTGCAGAGTTGAAAGGTATGATGGGAACATACCATAATAAACTACCTGGGCACTGATTTGATAATTGCTGTTTAGTATTTGAAGAGTTCCATCTGACTCTTCATAGAATCTTCCTTTATTAAATCCAGGAATTGATTCCAATTCTGATTCAGTTCTTAAATCATCATACTGTTCTAAACTGTATGGGAATCCTAAACCTCTCATCCAATTTTGGATTTCCATATAATTTTCAAGATTTTCATCTACTAAGAAACGTAGACTAAAATCTTCAAAATTCATCTTGTCACCTGGAATATCAATGTTCTTTCCAAAACGAGTTTGGATAGCAGATCCTAAAGTGATTGAAGGAATGTTTGCTGAGTTAGCAAAGAAATCAACTTTAGGTGCCTTTTGTAATTTAAATTTGAAACCAACAGGAGATAAAAAATTTCTGTTTCCTGGTTGGTTTGCCCAAGGACTGGTTGCCATTTTTTGAACTATTTATCCCATAAAAAAAGGACCCCCTGAGGGGTCCTTGAAGAGTTGGAAAAGAACTCACATAAGGTTGAGAACTTGTACTCTTCTGTAGTATCTGTTGGTATTCTGTTGGATTCTGCCAAGACCCTGATCGGTACCTTCTGCAAATGGGTTTGCAACCATACCATATCTGGTCTTGAAGCCAATCTTAGGCTGGAAGGTGTCCTGACCAACTGCACGTACCATCTGGAGAGGTACATATGGGCAGTAGAACAGACCAGCATCATAAGGATTGGTTCCCTTATATCCTACAACATAGTACTGCTCAGCAGCTAGGTTTGCGGAATATGGGTCAATGTAGACCTTGAACTTACCATTGAGAACACCAGCAAAGGTATTGCCAGTATCATCAACATTCAGGTTAGCATTGAGTGCAGGGGTGTAATCAAGAAGTCCTGCCATTGTGAGTGCAGAAGCAACATCAGCAGAACAAAGGATTACATTACCCTTCCCTCTTCTTGTTCTTTGAGCGATAGCATTAGCATCTCTCTCAAGTTGGAACAGAAGACCTTTGAACTTCTCAACTGACCATCTACCATTGGAGTCTACATCCAGGTCAAATCTACCTGCATTAGCAACATTGGTTTGTGCACCAGCTTCAGCAACCTTATAGATGGTTCTGATGATCTCTCTGTTGATCTCAGCAAGGATTTCAGTTGAGAGAATGTTTGCTAACTCAGCTTCAGCATCCAGACCATGGATTGCCTTGAGGTCCTGAGCAAGTTCCAGGGTGTACTCAGCCTTGAGTGCTCTTGACTTTGCAGTAACTGAGAGCTTCTCAATGCTGAATGCCATTTGGTTGAACTGATTTCCATCAGCATCACCAAGTGCTTCAGCAGAAGCAGTGCCCATGCCTTGACCAGTCTTGTAGTCAACGCCAAGTGCACCAGCTGAGTTTAGAAGTGCAGGGTTTGAACCAGCTGCATTGCCACCAAGGGCAAATCCAGTTGTACCAAAACCTACAGATGCACCACCATCTGAACCTCCAGTGTAGTCACCTTGGGTTAGGGTTGCACCACTGTTCTGAGCAGAGTATGCAGTATCTGGCTCATTGAACAGAGCTTCAGTACCATTCTGGTTGACATATCTGGTTCTCATTGCAAAGATTAGTCCAGTAGGACCATTCATTGGTTGAACACCAGCCAGATCATATGCAACTAGGTTAGGCATTGATCTTCTGATCAGTGAGATCAGAACAGGATCAAAACCAGCTACAGGTCCACCAGCAGTTGCGTTTCCTGAGAAACCTGCAGCACCTGAACCTGCACCAGGGGTCGCCCCTGATAGGGTGTTGATGTTAGGAGCAGCTTCAGAAATGAAGGCTCTCTCTTCTCTTAAAAATCTTTCTTGGTTTTCTAGCAGTTGGGCGGTAACAGCTCTTTTGTAAGGATCCTTGATTTGATCAAGACCCTCTGCTTCCAGAAGAGGTTGCCACTTTCTCTGCAATTGTTCTGAAAGGAACATTTGCTTTTTCTCCTTGTTAGTCTTGTTAAAGTGTTTGTTTAACTACAAATATTTAGTATAACCTAGAATTCACTTGAATTTAGAAACTGCTCTCAAGTATGCACTCATTTGAGGTGTATAATCCTCAACATTTTCTTGAATGAGCACTTCTTCTCTTGTGGAACCTGTTGCTCTTGGGAAATATGATTCCTTCAGAGTTTCAAGTTTCTCACGATAGTCTGTCTCACTTTCAAACTCAACACCTTCTGCAAGACCTGCAAGTTTTTCCTTCTGAGTTAAAGCTAACCCTTCAGCAACTTCATTAAAAATAGTATCACTTACAGACTCACTTAGTCTTTGATTTAGTAGAACATTTCTTTCGATTTGTTCGTTGAGTTTTGACTCCATTTCATCTAGTCTTTCGACCATACCCTCTAATACATCATATCTATCTTCAGGGATTTCTACATAATGTTCTTCAAAAAGTCCTTTTAGACCAGTCATAAAGGACTCTGAGAGTTCTGACTTGATGCCATTTTCAATTTGAAGAGCATTCTCTTCAATCCATTCTTCTGCAACATACTCAAGGTAGGCATCCACTCTTTGAGTAAGTTCTTGTCTGATTGCGGTAACTTCTTCTACAAGATCATTCTTATACTGCTCTTGCATTACTTCCATGGCAGCAACAAGTTTTGCCTTGACTGCTGCTTCAAAAATAGTTGCTGCTTTTGTAGTGAAAGTTTCTGATAACTCTTCTCCCTCAGTGAGGGCATTGATGTCATCAGTGTAGTCTACTTCTGTATTGATAATGTTTTCAATTTTCTCTTTCAATGAAAGAGTTTCTTCTTCAACTACTTCTTCCTCACCAGCATCTTCGCCTTCTTCTACTTGATCCTCTTCAACTTCTTCTGACTCAAGAACCAGATCCTCCTCTTCTGTTTCTGTCTCTTCATAAGACATAGCAGATTTGTTGGCATGTTGCATTGGGTCAGGACCCTTTGCACCTCTGTGTTGTACATCTCTTACTGCCTTAAGTCTGGCAGCAGGAGTCTTGTACTTGTTTGACTCGTCATCTGGTTTTGAGTTCTGAGGAGTTGGACCTCCCAAATCTTCTACTCCATTAACAAGACCTTCACCTGGGATGGTTGCTTTTTGCATACCTTCGCCTGGTTTAGCACCCTTGTTTACTGAAGTGACAGATTTTTTAGTAGATACTTCCATTTCTTGTAAATCGTTACCGACACTCATTTGTATACTCCGAATAAAAATCTTTGATTTATTCTATATTTATTTATAAATTACAGATTTAACAAATAATCACCAAACAATTGAAGTTTGGCTTTTTCATCCAGTTTTTTCTGTTCTGAAAGTTTTTCAACTTTCTTTTTGGTGTGAGAGGCATTCATTTCTTTAAGAACACCACCATCCCATACCCACTCTTTACCTTCCATGATTCCTTCAACAAAGGCATCGGGCGCGGAAGGATCTGCTACAATGTCTGCAGCAGTTGCAAGCATAAAGTCATCGCCAATATACTTGACACCATTTCTTTCAACCAAAGATCCAATTCCTCTTGAGGAAACACCAAGTTTAACTCCTTCTCCAAGGAGTGACTTAGCAATGTTTCCCATAGGGGTATCAAGGATTTTTGCCTTGCCAATAAAATTATTTCCCTCTGATTTTAAACTTGTAATCATATGAGAAACTCTATCCAGATTTACTGTTGGTCCATCTGGATGTCCAAGTTCTCCAAGAGCTCTACCTTGTTTGATAAAACTTTCATGATATTTTTGAACTTCTCTAGCAAGCACTTCCATTGGATAGCATCTGCCATTTCTATTAGTCACTTCTGCTTGTAGAAATGGACCCTGAATGTACAGGGTTTGCTTTCCATTTTTTTCCTCAGTAATAATTTCTACTGATTCTATTTCTTCCGTGATGAGTTTCATGGTCATGCTTGTGCTGTGGTTTGTACTTCTGAAATGTAAACTCCTGTAGCAGTTCCACCTAATCCATATGCAGCAACCTTAACGCTTCTTGCTACATATGCTCCACTCACACTGGTGATTGGACCAGTGGCAGTAGAGTTAAAACTAACAGTTATGGTGCTATCAGTTTTTCCAATTACTTGGTTATGGTTTGTATTTATTCCTGTAGGAGATGCTCCTACAATGGAAACAAAATCACCAATTATAAAAGGATTTCCGGAATTTTCCCCAAAAGAAACAACAGTTGTTGCTCCAGTAGTTATTCCAGAAATAGTTTGCTTAGCAATTCTTTCCTTTAAAATTTCTGGTTGATATTGAGTAACTGCAAAATCACTAGTTGTTGCAGTTGGATTAGTGCCAATTGCAACAGCAACAGCAGCACCAACTGGAACAATTCTAATTAATCCAGTGTTTAAAGTGATAGATGTGCTTTGAGTAGAAGCTGCACCTGCACTGGTTATTGGTGCCACTGTTTGCACTAGTTTTGTTGCCATAATTAATTACTCTTCCTCTTGGGTAAACATTAGTTGCGCAATTCCTGGTTTCAATTCATCAATAATACCTGAAGATTTTGTATACAAAATCTCTTTAATTTTGTCGGTAACTTCTTCTGGAGAACCTCCAGCAAGTACCATGTCCATTAATTCAGAAGTAGGATTCATAAAAATACTAGATATATGAAATTATTTATATTTCCGCACCTTTGGCATTAATTGAAGTTGCCTTATTAGCACTAGAAAGATCTGGTTCTTTTGGATTTGCCCCTAAAGTTTGATTACCTGCTGCCATAGGATCTAGAGGCATTCCATCTGGACCAACTGCTGGCATTAGTTTGGGATCAGGATAATCTCCATTCTTAATTTCCTTTTTGATCAATTGATCTTCATCAACAATTTCTTGATCAGTTTGTCTTAGGATCTTTCTTCTTACATAGTCTCTTGAGTAGTAAGTTCCAATATAAGGTTCAATTGCAACCATAAGATTTAATCTCTCATTCATCAACTCTGTATCTTTGAGTTCTGAGAAATGTCCATCATAAAGATAATCATACTGAATATGATCACTCATTTTTTCCCAATCTTCTGGGGTTACAATGTTCTTTAAGATAAGTTGAGTCTTAAGAAGATCATGGAAGACATTGCTAAATCTTTTTCTTAATCTTCCAACAAACTTACCAAACATCAGTTCATCTCTAAGAATTTCAGATGATCTTCCTAGATTAAACCCACCATCAGATGCAGTTCTTGACTCAGGAACATTTAATGCTCTGAATAGTTTCTTTTGGAAATATTGAACATCAGTAAGTTCCCCAAGATTTTGACCACCTGGAAGAGTTGTAATTTCAGTTCCTCTACCACCTTCTCTTCTTGGAAGCCAAAAATCTTCCATCATGCTCATGAACTTTTTGTCATCACGCATTTCACCAGTATTGGCATCATACACAAGTTTATTTCTATACCTGTTCATGACATCTCTAAGGTATTGCTCTGCCTTTACCTTAGGAAGATTGCCTACATCAATATAGAAAATTCTTCGTTCTGGTGCTCTTGAAAGTCTGTAAATGACAAGAGCATCCTCAATCATTCTAAGTTGATTGAGTGCCTTAATTGCTTTATGGAGATATGATAATGTAAGTTGCCTATTTCTATCTACAAGTCCAGAGGTAACAAAAGTTACTGCATCTTTAGCAATGGGGATTCCTTTGCTTGCTGCAGCAGTTTTTTGAATATGACCTTGTGGGAAATACAGGAAGTATTCTTCAATTTCAGGTTCATTGAAGTCACTTGCTTCCTGTCTAGTATTGTAGATTCCAGCAAAATTATCTCTTACTTTCTTTTCCTTTCTGATATACTTAACCTTCAAAGCATCCATGAATCTAATATCTTGGATACCTTCTTCTGGTTTTTTAAGGTCTACAACTTTATGGTATAAGATTCTTCCATCCACATACCAATTCTTAAAAATTTCATGGGACTTTTTATCAAAGTCCATTAAATCTTTAATATATTTAAACTCTTCTCTAATGATTTTCTTCAATCCATCACTAGCATTTAAATTGCTTAGTTCAATTTCAACAGGAGAATCATTTAGATCGCTGACAATAGCTTCATTAATAACGTTTTCAATGGCACTATCACACTCAGGGTGAAGTGCCATTTCTCTATACCTTTTGATAAGGTCGTATTCATTTCTAAATACACCTTCAATATCTACATACTGCCCATAAAATCCACTAGTTAGATAGTAATCAACCCCATCCTCGTTATTTTCGGGGACAGGGGATATAGCAGATTTAGGTAACTGGTTTTCGTCCTCAATTGAAAAACCAAAAAGTTTTGCCATTGTATAATTTTAAACTGTAAAAGTATTTAGACTACCTGAGAAGAGGCAGTATTAGAAGCATCTGCTGCTTCCCACCATTGAACTTGCAGATCTACAGTGAACTCTTCAATTTCATTTTCATTGTTGTATGAAACATCAATTTGAGAAACATTGGTTGGGAATACTCCATGAATCTTGTATGTTCTTAGAACATCAATTTCTCCACCTGCAGTTCCTTTTGTGTTGAGTCCTGTATACTTACCTCTTGAGAGTTGTGATACAGTTACATCAGTTTGATACTCTGAAGGATCAATAGTTCCACTTCCATCTGAAACTTTAACAATATAATTCATCCATCTTTCAAAGATGTTTCTCCACTTAAAGTCAGTGTCATTAATGACTGTGATGGTCCAAACATCAAAGGTTCTGTCTCCTGCAACCTTTAGAGTTCTACCTCTGAAAGGAACTGGGATTTCAGTAATGGTTGAAGCTGGTAGACCTGCTGCTTTAATAAGCATGTGGTCATCTGAATTTACTTGATCTCCAAATGGGAAAGCAAAATTGCCTCCCAACTCACTGCCAAAAGAAACCTCAAAGAGATTGCTTCTGGCACCACCGCCCTTCATCTGGGACTTAAACTTATCAATAGTTCTTTCGCTAAAGTTAGGCATTGTTTTTACTCCTATTTAGATTAGACTGTTCCTACAACTGTCTCAAAGGAGACCCCAGTTCTAGTTGCAACAAATGTCAGACCAATGAAGTTGATGCTTCTTGCTGGTTTTACAAAGATGTCAGCAACAAATTCATTTCTATCAATTACATCAGGAGTGTTGTTTGACTCATCACAAACAAGGAGGAAATCAGTGATTCCTCTCTTAACTTGAACATCTCTTAGATATGGTTCAACAATATTGATGAAGTTTGCTCTTGTTGCAGCATCATTGAATTCAAAGAGTTGAGAATCAGCAGCACCTTTGATTGCCTGCTCAATTGTGATGAACAGTCTTCTAACATTAATTCTATCAAATGCTGATTGATATGACAGTCCAGTTTTGTCTCCAAATAGAATGATACCTGATCCTGGTGAAGAGATAATAGGATTAACTCTTTGTGAATAGAGTTGGTCTCTATCTCCTTGTGATGGATTGTATGCAAGTTTAATTGCAAACTTTAGGCTTCCTCTGGTCTTGCCAGCTGGTGAGTACCAAGGGAATTGATTAATATCAGTTCTTACACAGAGTCCAGCAACATCAGATGAACATGGCATGTAGACAAACTGTTGATTAAATCTATCATACACATACTGATAACCACTATCAAAAACAGCATATGATGAAGATGTTAGTGAACTGAAGAATGATAGTGTATTTGCTAACTGAGCAGCAGTGGTTGACACATTTACCACACCTTGTCTATAAGGTGAAATGAATGCAACACAATCTTTTCTGCTTTCTGCAATGCTGATTAGTTTGTTTGCTTTAGCTTGCTCAATTTCTTTTCCTGAAGAAGCACTTCCCTGAAGAAGGAATGAAATAGTTGTGTCAGCATCATTTGTAAATT